TTCCTTAGAGCAGTAGAGGTCGCCGAACAGAACCGGCTTTCCGCAGGTTCGGCAGACAGGCTTCTGCGGCATACGCGGCCGCATCAGCCCACCACCAGCACGGTCAGGCCCTTGACCAGCGTCCCCGAGTCCGCGTCAATCCAAATCTCGGCCAGCGATACCGCGCCCTCGGCCAGCGAAATCGGAGGCGACCATACGCCGGGAGGCAGCGACAGCCCGGTGCCGGCAGTCATGCCTTTGCTACCTATATAGATGTTCTTGCTCGCCGTGTTCAGCGCCCCCGCCTGAAAGACCACCACTGATGCCGTGGGCAGGACCACGCCCGACATGCTGCCGCTCATCGTCGGGAATGCGGGCACGACCGAGCTGGTCAGTTGCTGGGGCGTGCCGGGAGTCGTTACCGTTGCTTGAAATACCGTCCATGCCATCGTCGCTCTCTCCTATTGGCTCGCCAGCATCTGCGCGTAACTTATCGCTTCACCGCCAGCCGTCGCCTTGCACGCCTTCTCGTATTCCCGCCGCCGCTCCTGCGCGCCATCTTCGGCCACGATGCACTGGCGGCATAGATACTTAACGCGGTAATAGCGGATGCCGTTCTGCATCAGACGCCAGCCCTTCGCCGTCCACTTGGGCAACAGCTTCTGGTCATACGTCATCTCGCGCTTGTCGATGCGCACCGGATACAGCACCACCTCGTGCCCGATGCCGTTGCAGTCCGCCGCGTGCTTCAGCGGGCTGGGATCGTCCTCATCCAGCGGCAGGCCGCAGGAGCAAGGTGCAGGCTCGAACCAGGGCGCATCCTCTTTACTGCACTGCCTGCATTCCCTCACTGCCGCGCCTCTTGATACCGCTTGTCTGCATGCGCGAAGATGGCCGCTTCTGCCTCGGTTGCCATCTCGTCATACTCAAGCGCCGCAGGAGCGGCCGCAAATGACATAGCCAGCATGTCGCCCACGTCGGGGCTCGACAGGCCGCGCCGCTTCATGTCCTCTTTGCGCTCTAACTGAATCTGATTCTTGCTCGAGAAGTAGTATTCAGGCCCGGTAAGGTCCGTCTCAATCTCCGGCTCATCGGGAATGTCGCCCTCCTTGAGCCACTCGCGCATCATGCCCCAGACCTCGGCGCGGCGATTGAAGAACATGCTCGAATCGTTCGGAGAACTGCCGCCGTGGAACTCCTGCAGGCGATGTAATGGATGAGCCGGAAACCACTCCCGCATCGTGTGCCGAACGCAGTCGACCACACCAGCTCCGAGCCCATCACCGTCTATGATTGTGGCCCGCGGCTGCTCGTTGCGCATCACTTCCATGACCCGCGCCGCTACCTGCATCGTGTCCAGGCCGCGCAATCGTGCCAGGATGCGCAGATGGCCGCCTTGCCGCATGCCTAACACTGTCTGATCGTCGCCGAAGCGCGCCACGTCCACAGCCAGCACCTTGAAGCCTGAAGGCGCAACCGTGCGGGATCGAGCACCGGACACTATGTCGCCGCCTATGAACTGGGTTGCGCCTGCCCTCGGAAACTCGCCGCGCACGCGAACGCGGCAGAAGTCTGAATCCTCGCCATAGTCCGCAACCCACTTGGCGATCTGCTCCTTGTTCGTGCCCTCGACTGTGCGCGAGTCAATCTGCTTAGTGATCCAGCGGTGCTTGTACTTGCCAAAGCATTCGCGGAAGCGGCCCGTATTGCGCGTGGGATTGCCGAATGCCAGCCAGATGATTTCCGTTTGCTCATCCGTCAATGCGCCTTCGGTCACTTCCCAGACCTTGTCCGCAATCGCCGAGCCTTCATCGAATATCACGACAATGCGCTTGCCTTTGTTGTGCAGGCCGGCAAACGCCTCAGTGTTGTTCTCGCTCCAGGCAATCGCATCGGTGCGCCACAGCCGCTCGTGAGCCTTCTCGCGCACGCTTACGGTGGTTGCGGTCACGCTCCACCAATGCGAGTTGATAGCCAGATGCGTCCACTTGCTCACTTCTGGCCAGGTCTTGGTGCGCAACTGCGGCTCAGTGTTCGCGGTCATCACCACCCGGCAGTCCTCGCAGGTGCTCATGGCCCAATCGGTAATCATCGCTATTAGCGCCGATTTTCCGACGCCGTGACCGCTGGCAATCGCATAGAGCAGCGGAGTGAAGCGATCAGGGCCGCGCAGATGGGTGCCGATTGTTTCCAGAACTTCACGCTGCCATTTGCGCGCACCGTCGTATTCTGCCAGCTCGCTATTTGGTTCGCGCCAAGGATACGCATAGCGCACGAAACTGAGCGGATCGACGGTAAATCTGCCTATATCCTCCGCGAGTTCTAGTTCAGGATTATCCACGCTTACGAGCCTTTGCAATCACGTCCGCGAGCGATGCGAGCCCTGGAACCTCAAGCTCTGACTTGTCGCGCCATTCCTTCGGCTTGCGATTCTTCAGCCAGAAGATGCAGGCCGTTGTGTCCGGTGCGATCACTTCGCGGAACGGAGCAAATATTGGGCTATCAGCACCCGAAGGCATGAATATCTTCACGGTCTGCTGCTCATAGCCTGTAGCACGCTGAAAGAGTGAACGTTCCACTCGCTCGTCTGCAATTTCTTTGCCAGCTTTTAAGGCTTGTAGAAATTCAGGATGGACAGCGCGCCAACTGTAGAGAGTGCGAACGCTAACGTCAAACTCATCAGCGATTTCCATGTCGGTGGCACCGTTCGCCGCGAGTTCCGCCACGCGCTGAACATATTCCGCCTTGTAGTCGGTCGGTCTACCGGCTGGCATCACGCATTCTCAGCAGCGAATCGGTTAGCGGCCTGCATCAGCCCATAGTTGCGCATGGTGTGCGCTTGCTCGGCTGTGGGTGGCCGGTAGAGCAGGCCGGGCAGCTCGGCGAAGGGCATCGGCTCGCGTGTGCTGGATTGCTGGCTGCGGGCGGCGATGGCTTCGCGCAGGCTGAGGTCGCGGATGGTTTCGCCGACCTCAACCCATGCGCATGCGCACTCGGCGACGGCGCGCACAGCCTGCTTGCGCTTCAGCGAGAAGCCCCGCGTGATGTTGCGGACACGATGGTTGTTGGACATATCAGGAGGGCTAGCGTATCGGTGCTAGGAACCGTGTTGCTTCCATGCAGATTCCGGCTTTTTCTATGCGCGCGCGTGGAAAATATATGTTCGCGGCATCGATTTCTGCTCTTTCCTGCGCTGATCCGGCGAAGTCGTTCACCCTCGCCTGCCCGTTTTCGGTGCCTTCCGCATTGCTGCGGTGGATGCGCTCAGGAGCCGGCCAACCTGATTAGCAGAACCGGTGTTGCTGCATGTTGCTCGCAACTATAGCACAGCCCGATAGCGATATCGAAAAGGATGACTGGTGCGTGCGAATACCACGTTCATGTTAGCAGTATTATGCATTTTGTTCTTGCATTGCGCTGCATATGCGCGTAGGATGGTTTCAGTAAAGGAGAAAACGTGGCAGACGATGAATTGCAAATAGTGAAGAATGAACTGCTGGAGCGCATCGAGCAGGTTGAAACTACACTCTTGAAAGAGTTCCGCAAGTGGGCTGTGCGCATCGAGGCGCGGTCCCGGACCAATGAAGCATTCGCCACGGGATTCAATGCGCGGCTGGCCGTTGTGGAGGAGCGGGTGCAGGACCGTCACCCGCTGGCGCTGCACCTGCGACCGCTGCGGCCACGTCTGGCACGCGGACAGCGAGCCCAAGCGCTGCGCTTCGTGCGGCAGCCCCGCGTGGAACAGACCAGACCAGCGCGTGGGCAAGTTCAAGCGCGAACGCATCAGCGCATAACTGAAACATTAGCGCAAACAAGTTTCCAACGAAGCGCCTTCCCCGATCCTGGCGGCAGGCAAACCATCAACCCCTAACCAATAGGAGAACCACCTTGAAGAATTTCCTTTTCACTTTAGCCTTGATCGCTCTCTCTGCGATTCCCGCGCTCGCCCAGTACAACACCACCACCCAGCAGACCGGAGGCACGACCTACTACAACACCAGCGGCCCTGCCTACTCCGGTTCCGGCACGGCGCAGCAGATCGGCGGCACAACCTATCTGAACGGGAACGATACATACGGCGGGTACAACGGGACCAGCCAGCGCATCGGCAGTACCACCTACCACAGCGGCTCGGACAGCAGCGGTGGGACGTACAACGGTACTACCCAGCAGATCGGAGGCACGTCCTATACCAACCTCTACGGTTCCGATGGCGGCCATACGAGCATCACCTCGCAGCGCATCGGCAATACCATCTACGACACCATCTACAGCGGTGACGGCTCCAGCCATACCGCCGTCAGGCAGAGCATCGGCAACACTACCTACACGAACGAATATTAAAACAAGGCGGGGCCGGCGGGTGGACGCCGGCCCCATCATTCACTCCGCTCGTCTAGTGCTCTCACCTGCTCTGGTTATCCATTAGAGGCTAGCTTAGGTGCCGGATCCGCTTCCTCTACCGCCCACCGCTCCAACTCCCAGACCTTGAGCCCGATGCGGTCGCCGATCATGCGCAAAGGCGCGTTCCTGGCGTTCGTGCCCCGGCCATGCGGCGCGGTGAACACGCCGATGCTTACATAGAGCGACTGCATGTTCTCCCTCTTGCCCCCCCGCCAGCCGCCAGCCAGCACTCCCGTAATGATCTGCTCCCGTGTGCGCGGCTCGCCCTCGTCCTCCAGAAAGCGGATGATCGCCGCGATGGGCTTGCCCACCGCCACGTAGCGGGTGGCGTCGGGGCTGGCCTGCGAAGCCTTTTCCAGATGCGTGACCTGCTCATACTCCGAAAGCAGGGCGGCCGTCTTGGATTTGCCATCGGGACGAACTAAACTCTTGATTTCAGCGATGATATCTCGCTTGCGCTGGGACAGGATCATGTCTATTTGTGGCGTCATCACGTAATCCTCTGGGAAAGCAAGCTTTCGATTGCTTAGGTCTGCGCCTAATTGCAATATCATACGCCTAAACATATTCAAGGACAGAATCAAGCGCTTCGATAGCGATTGCGGTATCTACGTAGTGACGGGCCAACATGCGGGCGCAGGGGCGCGACGTCTCCGCCGGCAGCCTCTTTTTGGCCCATGCCTCGAACAGCGCCAGGCAGCACAGCCCGCGGCCCTGCCAGGTGGACAGCCAGAGCGCCTGACCCCGCGGCGAGCCGCCATTGCCCAGGCCGTCGTCGGTGGCCCGCACCAGATCGGCGGCCAGCGTGGACATGGCCCCGAACGCGCTCCAGATCGCTCTCACGCCGCGGGTGCCCATGCGCCGCCACAGTTCCTCATCGTCGAGCAGATGCCCGGCCTCATCGTAGATGGCGCCCGAAAACGGCTGCAGGTCGCGCACCATGTCCAGGCGCACCTTTTTCCATAGCGGCTGATCCGGTAAATGACCACGCCTGATCCGCAGGGCGGCTAAAATGGTGCCAGCAGTGAACAGAACAGCACCCGCTAATGCAAGATTCATGCGATGCCTCTCTTTGATTCCTCCACTAACGCAGTGAGCGCGGTGAGAGCAACGCTTCCAACGTTGCGTAAATGACCAGCAGTACCACAGGGTGGGGGAATTATTTCAATCTAACGATCAGAATTAGCGCCGGCGCCGTCTAGGCGGCGATCCTGGCGAGCCGGATCATGCGGCTTAAATGTGCGGTGTGCCACTGTGGCGTAACTGTGGCGTTCAATCTTTGGCAGGAATACACTTTGGATTGCTGAATCCACATTCGACTGCGATGGGGCATCAGGAGAGTAAACTGCTAAGTGCTTTATTTTAAGCGTTTCTATATGGATGGCTATAGCGATATCATTCTTGGTGCAATGATTCGTAATCAGCAGGTCGTCAGTTCGACTCTGACCGTCGGCTCCGAAATGTCCCTTTGTTTGCACCATCTTAGAGCTTTCTGCTTCCCCGCTCGTTTCGCCGCTGTGACCATACTGTGACATGCATAGAGATGAATAGCCTGCGCTGGCTAGGCTAGCTTTGGAAGGCGAGCAGAGCTGTTATTTCGGCGCGCACTTTCTGCATGCCGTCGCCTCCGTAGCCCCAGGGGTCGCCGCCACAACGCCACTCAGGCCACGGACCAAAGGCTCCGGTAACTATGCCCGCCCCGACCTCGATGTAGTGCGCAAAGTGTTGAATCAGGCTGCGAAGAGTTCCTCCGTCAGAGAATCCCGGCCAGTCCCGATGGCGAACAAGGATCGGCTTGCGCGTGTAGCGGTCCACATACCAGAGTTCGTTGCGGCCATCCACGCCGAAGTAGGAAAAGAACGGGTCGGGTACTAGCGTCCGCCTGTCTGAGTTCTCGCTCAGGAAATGCCGCCCATGAGAGCCGATCACGCGAATGATGGCATTGACCGTCTTTAGGCGCTCCCCCCATCCGTCCTGCATTACCTGACGCGGTTGACGGCACAACGAATGGACACGGATATCCTGAAAACGCAGATCGTCGATGTGCTCTTTTAGTTCTAGATAAAACTTATATCGCGCCTTGCTGGACGTTTCCGCCACAAACTCCCGCGATACCTCTTGCCCGTCGAACCTGACGGGCTGCGGATCGCCCCATGTTGGACGGTCGTACAAAGTGGCTTGGTAAATCCCCATCATGCTCGCTTCTCCAGCTTCAGCCCGGTCCGTGTGCGCTGCTTCGAGTTGATCGCTTCCCGCGCCCCGTCCGCCGATCCGTGCAGATATTTGTTGGTCGTCGAAATGTCCTCGTGACCTAATAATTCGCGCAGGGTCAGCAGGTCAACTCCCATTTCTGATAGTTCGCTCGCTCCCGTATGGCGCGCGCAGTAGAGCTTGATGCTCGCATCGATGCCCGCGGCGGCCCGCGCTTCCCGGAACTGTTTAGCTATCGTCTGCACATGCCCGCAGCGCCCAATGCGGGAAGGAAACACCCACTCGCACTCGTTCGATTCCCGGCGCCCCTTGAGCATGGCCAGCGCCCGCTCGCTTAATGGAATAGTGCGCTCCGAGGCCGCCGACTTGCTGCGCGCCACCGCATACTGGCGGCGCTCCCAGTCGATCCGCGACCACTGCATCGCGAACACCTCGCAGTTGCGCATCACCGCATCCAGCATGAGGGTGAAGATGTCGCTGCAGTCGCGCTTCATGTGCAGGCGCAACTGCGACTCGATTTCCGGCGTGATGCGAATCTTGCGCCCCGCCACCCGCGTAGAGCGGATGCGCGGCGCGGCGATGATGTAGCCCTTCTCCTCCGCGCACCAGCGCAGAATGTGCCCCAGGCATTGGCGCGCGTTCTTGCTGGTGAACGGGCCGCCGGGGAACTCCACCTCGCGGATGATGCCGCTGGTGATGCGGTCGAGGCGCATGCGCGCCAGAGGCGTGGGGGCCAGCCAGGCATGCCAGGCGTTGCGGTAGTGGCGCAGGGTGTTGGCGGCCATGTTCTTCGCTTCCTGCGCCGCCGCGGCCGATTCCAGAAACTGCTCCGCGGCATCCTTCAGGCTGGGAATCCGGCCCGTCCATACGCGCGAGCCCTGGCGCTCCAGCTTCAGGCGCTCCTGAACTTCTATAGCCTTGGCGCGCGTCTCGCTGTGGCAGCCGGGGCCGCAGGTGCGGCGAATGCGCTTGCCGTGGTGAAAGAAGTCCACGCACCAGCGCGTGACTGTCTCGCCGTTGGCTAATCGGATCGTGCGCTCGTACACCGACATTTCATGCCGCCTGACTGGGATCGACCAGCGAATCCTGCACAAACTTCTCCAGCAGATGCTGCGGATAGCGGATCTTCCAGCCGATTTTGAGCCAGGGAGGACCCCATAGCTTGCCGGTGCGATGCGACTGCACCCGCCAGTTGACCAGAGTCACGGGATGGAGTTGCAGCTTCTCCGCAGCCTGCTTGGGCGTCAGCAGTTTCTGGTCCAGAAAGCCGCGGGGAAGTTCGGGGGCCGGGGGAACATCGGGCTTGGTCTTTTTCATGGAAAACTACCTCATAGCGCAAACTTATCATTACCGATATGTAAAAACAAGTATATACCCATATAAAACTTATAAAACCTGTTGACACATCGC